CTCTTCTAGTTTTTCCTTGAGAGAACGCCATGATTTCAGAATCAACTACATGTAAAAAAGGAATAGACCCTGAACTCTGACTCCCACCTGAAGTCATTGTACCATCAGACCTAACGTGTCCCCAGTAGCCACCAATTCCACCACCTACAGAAGCCAACCATGCGTTTTCTGTGTAATGCCTTGTTAGTCCTTGTCTACTATCACCAACATAATTTAAAAAACAGGAGATAGGCATACCTCTTTTTGTTCCTGCATTACTTAGTATAGGAGTAGAAAACATAAACCAAAGGTTAGAAGCATATTCATAAATACGTTCAGCCATCTCTTCATTATCTGAAAAGGCTTTTGCCGCTCTCATAAAAGCATCTTGCGGTGATGTTTCATCAGGTAATAAGTATCTATCTTTTAAAGTAGTCTTGCCGAAGTCGGTTAAAAGATTGTCTTTACTATAATCCATTATTCTTTATCCATCATAGGAGCAGTAACAATAGGTTCTAATTCATCTTGCATTTTTTCTGATTCTGTTACTGGAACAAGAATTTCTACACCTTCATAACCATGTGTAATATAGTGTTTAGTTTCTTTTTTCATTTTCTTCTTTCCAAATATTCTATCCCAACCTTCTTTATATTTTTTAGTTGGTTTATGAATGGGATTACCAAACATATCAAGGTTCTTACCTTTATATCTTTTCTCCCACTTATTATCCGCCATACATTTTAATCCAACCTTGAGATTCTATTTTCCATTGTATATCTTCTTTACTTTTATAATTTGCCATATTTTTAACTTTAAAAAATCCCGCATCAGGCTGATACAGTTCCCACATAAAAACTTTATGTGTTATAACTACATCAGGTGACATATCATCAAAGTCGTGAGCAAGAGTGTTAAGAACTAACTCTTTAAGTTCCTTAGCTTTTGTTACATAATAATATGCGTGAGTTTTAATATCTTTTTTTGTTGTGATTGTAGTAGCAAAATCAATACCACTATATGCTTTCGCATAACTGTTATGACTTATTGCTAAACTAGAACCACTAGATAATAATGCAAATTCACTACACCCAGTTAAAATAACTAAGACAACAATTAAACTTAAAATTCTATTCACCATTTCTATACCGTCTCCTTCTTTCTTCAAGTTGGTCTTCTATTATTCTTGGAATACACCAACGGTAAAACATAACATCAGCAAATAAAAAATTTAATATATAACCTGCTTGTGTATATCTCAATCCAGTTAGTAAAGGTAACATTACAAGAACTATTATCATTAGAAAAATGTATCGGCTTGTATATTTAATGGGTATCCCCCAATAAAACCATTTTTCCATATCATTGATGTTTATATAAATCCTTTTGTCTATTTTCAGCCTTCTCTTCAGGAGTTTGTCCAGTAAGTTTTAATTTTACCTCTCCTTTTTCCTGAGTCTCTTGCTCTATTAATAAATTAATATATTGTATAGCCTTTTTTAAATCAGCTAATTGTTCTTCTTTAGTTTTGTGTTTGTGTCTCCATCTACATATATATTTAATAGCATTACCTTCAGCATACGGAATTTCATTCTGCATGATGAAAGTAATCGGCTCTATCTTAAACCTAAAGTAATGTGGTGGGTGTTTTATTTTATCCGCCATAATTTCACCTTCCCAGTTTTCTTATTGTATTCTTTATGTCTAAGTATGTGTGCAACTCTAGCTTGTTGTAGTGCTTCTTTAGCAGAGAAACCTTTTTCCTTATAGATACCTTTAACTATCTTCCATAGGTCTAAAAGGGGGACGTTAGTGTATTTCCTTATAAGTTTTTCTGCGGTTTTTATCCCTATATTTGGTATTCCTGTGTATCCATCAGTAGAATCACCCGCTAATGTCTGTATCATAAACCAATAATTAGCTAATCTTTCAGGTATGTCTTCAATATGTTCTCCATCTCTACACACCTTAGCAGGAATTTGTTTCATATCTTTATCAATAGAAACAATAATCCTATCTTCTGTAGGGTGTGGTTCAGTTGCAAGTATTCCTAAGACATCATCAGCCTCTAAGTTTTTGTAAATAACTCCATTATGTTTTTTCATAATGTATTCACGCAAAGCATTTAACACCATAGGTTTACGTTTTTGTTTACGATTATCTTTGTAACTCGGAAGAACATCTTTACGAAAATTATTCTTATCAGTTAAAGCACAAATATAATCATCAGCTTCTAAGTTAGAACCTAAATCATCTATATGATTATCTAAATCCACCTTACATTTATTCTCATCACAATGGAGTGTCCATAAACCATTACCCCAGTCTGTGTTTTGTTCATTAGCAGTAGCAATTCTGTATGCTAATATATCTCCGTCTATTAAGAGTACCTTTTTTAACATTTTCTTTTTTCTCCTTTTCATTTTTATCCTTTTCCGTTATAATTTTTTCTATCAAATATTTCGTTGATTGGGACAAGTACAAGTTTTGCCATATTATTATCTCCACCCATCACTGATTTATTTTTATAATTTTCAGCAAGATTTTTTACATAATCAAATTTGAAAATAATAGAACCAGTATAATCTTCATTACCTTCCTCACAGAAATTATGTATCCAAAGTTTTGTATTATTTTTTTTATGCGAGGGGTGAAATATCCCACTAGGTTTACCATAGCACGATACTTCAATACACATATTACCATTCCTAGTCCAAGATTCAAACTTCTCTGTTTTAATCTCAGCATTTTTTTTGTGCATTTTCAGTAGACTAAAAATTTTGTCTTCATGTTTCTGACCAAATTCTAAATCTGATTTAAAAGTATTTTTCATTAATGTGTTTCACTCCAATTATTTCCTATTTTATATTCTCCCGTTAAAGGTAATCGTAAATTAAAGTATTCACCAGTTTTCTTGATGGCTTCCACCGCTAACTTTCCAATCTTATCCGCATCTTCTTCAGGACATTCAACTTGTATCTCATCATGAACCCACACTACTTGTTGTGTATCTACATAATCTTTAATTACTTTATTAAATTCAACAAGCCATTGTTTACAAACTATAGCCCCCGAACTTTGTAATAAAGTATTTAATGCGGCATAAACTGAACGAATTTTAATCTGTCTTTTATCAAGACCTATTAAATATCCTCTCTCAGCCGCAGTCTGTACTTGTGTTAATAACTTATCTAATGCAGGTAAATTATTTAAGAAGCGTGTTCTTATTTTCTTAGCTTCCTTTAAACTTTTACCAGTTACTAACGCTATCTTTTTTACACCCCCACCATATAGGAAGCAGTAGTAAAATCTTTTTGCTAAATCTCTTGACTCTAAACCAACCATTTCTTTTGTTTCACTATGTATATCACCATTTAAAACTACTTTAGAATATTCTCCTTCATCAAACTTAGACATAAAATGTGCTAACAATCTAACTTCAAGTCCTGAAATATCTATGCCAACTAATTTTTTTCCAGTCGGTACAGTGAATAAACTTCTACATTCTTTTCCATAAGGAACTGTAACACTAGGAACTTGTCCTAAATTCGGGTGTGAATGACTTGCTCTAGCCGTTACTGTTGAATTAGTATTACAAGTACCATGTATCCTACCGTCATACTCATTCTTTAACCATGCTTGAGCACCTGTAGCTAATTGTCCTATCCTTTTATCTAATAAAAAATGTTCACATAATATTTTAGACTCAACATAAGGAAGACTAGCCAAAACAGTTTCATCTAATTTTGGTTTACCGTCATTGGTAAATTCTTTAGGTTTCCATTTATATCTTTCAATTAATCTATCAGCAGTATGTTGTCTGCTTGATGGATTAAAAGTAACAGTTCTCTCTTTATAAAATAACTCTCCTTTAATATATCCTCTAGCTTTATTATTTACTTTAGGTAAAAAAGGAGTACGCTCTAATCTTGGCGGAAATAGTTTTTGTAATTCATCTTCTAATTCTATCCGCCTAGCGTTTAGTTTGGAGTACAATTTAACTGCTTCGTCTTTATTAAACATAAAACCATAACGCTCTTGTTTAAATATTAAAGAAGCTACAGCATGTTCTAACTCCATAGCCTGACAAGAGTAACCTTTTCTTTCAATAGCACTATATAAACTATGAGTTACTTCTACATCTTGAACGCAGTAGTCCAACATAACAGGACTATACTCCTTCCAATCTGTGTCAAAGACTTCCTTATAGTTGCCCACCCTAAAACCCCACGCTTTTAAGCTATGTCTACCTATACAGTTAGTAGGGAAGTCATTTCGTTTAAAGTCTCTCTCCTTTATATCGGGATAGAGCAAACGAGTTGCTACTATTGTATCAAAAACCTTTCCTTTAGGTTTAAAGTCATAAAACTTTTGTAGGACGGGCATATCAAACTTAATAATATTGTGTCCAATAATTAAATCTGCTTGTTCTAATTTTTTTATAGCTTCCTCATTATTTAATTTTATAATTTCATTAGTATCAATATCCTTTAAGACTATACAATGTACTTTAGTAGCTTGGTTTAAAAAACCATCTGTCTCTATATCAAAAACATATTTCATTTTTTATTTATCTCCTCTAATTCTTTTTTGTGTACTAAATTATCAAACTGATGGTCTTCCTTAGCTCTAGCTAAATCAGCTTTTAACTTTTCATTTTCTTTTTCAGCTTC